CTTGCGGAACTTGGCGTCGTGGCCAGTGCGCTCCCAGACCTTGTTCATTTCCCACAGGAAGTCGGTCTGCTCACTGTTGAACAGCATGATGAACTCGCTGGGCATGCGGTAAGGGTTGAGGGCCAGGGTCTTGGCCTCGCCTGCGATGTACGCATCGCTGCCGAAGGGCCGCTTCTTCGCGTACTTGCGGATGACGCCCTTGCGGACGTAGAACAGGGCAGCGATTGCTTCGCGCTGGCGATCGGTTAGTACGTTGGTGCTCATGGTCTTAGCCCTCGCAGTGGTTGATGACGCGCTCGGCGCGCTCGATGTCGGTGTCGGTTGCTCCCTCGGAGTATCCCAGCTTGTAGGCTGCGGCTACGGCCTCGTCACAGCCGCCGCGGTCATGCACGGCCAGGACGAACGAGAGCAGAAGGATCAGCAGTAGCAGTGCTGCGGTTCTCATGATGACCTCCAGGTCATGGTTGACTCACTCGGGCGCCCTCCTCGAAGACGCCCTGGTGAATCAATACTCGGTGAAGTAGCGACGCTCGAAGCTGCCCCAGTCGCCGGCACGCGGGCCGATGAGGTAGCCGCGGTTGGCGTCGTGGAAGTAGACGGCGATGCAGTCCTGGCCCAGCTCCTCGGACAGCTCGTAGACGAACTCCAGGATCTGGGCGTGGGTCAGGAACTGGGCGTCGGCCTGGACCACGAGCGTGGGCTCGCTGCCAACCTCCAGCCGGGAGAGGAGGGTCACCCGTTCTTTGAGGAAAGCCCGGGCCCGCGTGATGCGGTCGTTGAGCTGGGTCCAGGTGTTGTCGGGGCCGTCCGGGTATTTGCCCAGCAGCAGGCCGATGTTCAGGCTGAATGTCGTCATGATCAGTACCTCGCTTCGGTGATGTAGTGCCGGCGGTCGAGTTCATACTCGACCTCGTCGGATACGGTGATGGCCCGCAGCCACTGCCGCTTGCCGACCTCAACCTCGGTCATCGAGTCGAGGAAGAGGTCTACGTTCCACTGCAGCCGCAGCAGCTCGATGTCGCTCATGTCGATGAGTCGCTTGCGCATGGTCATACTCCCAGTTTGGTGGCGAGGCGTGTGCGGCCGATGCAGACGTATTCGCTTGGTGCCTGCCAGTGTCCGTTGATGGTTGAGTAGCAGACCCAGAAGTCCCGGGTTACTGCGTCGGTGTCGCCCATGAAAAGGTATTCGAAGACGATCGCTTGCTTGAAGTTCATGATGTGCCCTCCAGGGTTGGGGTGGTCAGGCGCGAGCCCCTCCAGGGGAGAGGCTCTGGTCTGATCACTCGGGGTCAATGCTGACCAGCTTGAAGTTGTCGTTCGGTGCACGCTGGATGCAGAAGTAGCGGCCCTCGAACTTCACCCACTGGCCGACGTACAGGCCGGTGAAGGTCTTGCGCTCCTCCTTGTGGCTGGTTAGCACGGTGGCCTCCAGGTTGATCCAGTGCAGCTCCTCGCCGCGCTCCTCAGCCCGGTGCAGCCATTCGATCGGGTCCGCGCCGCTGCGCAGTGCGTAGCTTACGACGCTGCTCGGGTAGGCCAGCGCGTAGCGGCCCTCGTAGCCCTTATCGAAGAAGATGGCCAGCGGCTCGTCTGCCTCGATGGCCACGGCGCCGTGTACGCTCGGCTCACGGGCGACGATGTCGTAGGCGGGGTAGCTGGCGATGGTGGTCGTGGTTCTCATGGTGTTGCCCTCCTGGGCTGGTTGATTCAATCGAGCACCCTGGCTGGCAGGATGCTCTGTTGAATCAGCCGGGGTAGCTGTTGGCCTCGTCTTCGTAGGCCATGCTGCGACGCTGCAGCGCGACGCTCCACAGGAACTGGAGTTCGTCGGTCGTGCCGGAATCATCGTGCAGGGTGAACAGCGCCGACTGCAGGCCGTCGATGTGGTGCAGCACGCCGTGCCAGTAGTCAGGCTTGGCCAGCGTATGGGCCGTCTCCCACTGGACGCTCAGGCTGCGGCTGATGAACTGTTCGATTGTCAGGTCGGTTCTCATGGTGTTGCCCTCCGGGGCTGGTTGATTCAATCGAGCACCCTGGCTGGCAGGATGCTCTGTTGAATCAGCCGATGATCAGCCAGTTCTCAGCGTCGACCATGGCGTTGAACTCAACCTCGCTCGGGTCGTCGTAGGCCCTGGTCGACAGCTCGATGGTGCGCAGGGCCTCTGCCTTGCTGATGACGAAGTAGTGGCCGTCGTCGTTGGTGAGCCTGACGTAGACCATCACCTTCTCTGCGTTGCGGATGGCGCGCTTGATCTGTTTCGTATTCATGCTTACTTCTCCCAGGCAGCGGGGACGCTGCGGTTAGTGGCTGCGGCCTTGGCGGCCTTGGCTGCGTTCTCTCGGGCGATGCCCTGGCTGGTGAACCCCGGCGCCGGCCGGCTCTTGCTGCTGACTCGCAGCTCCTTGTGGCTGGCCAGGATGCGCTGCTGTTTGTTGTGGCTGCTAGGTCCCATCTAAATGTCCTCGTGGTTGCTCGTTCAGGCCGGGCTACCAGTGCCCGGCGACACCCCGTTGCTGCTGGGGTGTTTCGTTTGAGGTTCGGTAGGTCGGGCTTGCTGGCCTTCAGCCGGTGGTCCGGCCCCGCCGCTACCCTCATGGTTGATCAGAGGAGGAGATCGCGTCGGTTCGAGCCTTCCAGGTTCGCCCCTACCGGGAGGCCACCTACTGGGTGGCTCTCCCTGACCGGTCTTGGTTTCCCTCTCCGGTACCCCGCTTCTTTTTGACTTGGCCGCTCGGGGTGGCCCCTTACTCTTCAGTCCCCGGTTCGCTCCGGGTTGCCGTCCTGGCATGGTGGCAATACTAGTAGCGCCGCTGAGGGTGTCAAGGGAATAAAACGACTGAGGTGCGATTTCCCGGCATATTGGTCCTTTTCGTTCCTATTGCGAATGAGATCGCTTCTCAGTACAGGGGGTTGCGCCCGGGCTTAAGAATGTGATAGGCGTTGACAGGTCTCCGGGGCTCACTGATAAGGTTGGAACGAGACACACAGGAGAACAACATGGTCACACCAGAACAGGCGAACAGCATCGCGGCCGACGTCGCGAACCGGGCCGGGTTGCCCATCGATATGACGCTCACCCTGGCATTCAGGACTGCCACCAAAGACGACGGCAGCAAGCTGGAGGTGATCCGCATCGGCATGCTGATCGAAGCAGAGGATGAGGAGCACAACCTCCAGGCCGGCATGATCATGCAGAACCGGGAGGAGCTGCAGCGGGAGTCGTTCGAGGTCTGGCTGCTGGGCTACATCCAGGGCTGCATGTCTGTCGTGGCCGCGGCCGAGGCCAGGGCCATGCGTGAGGACCTGGAGGCCGTCAACCCGACAGGGTTGGTGCACTGATGGCTATGACTGACAAGCGGCTGACCTGGGGCCTCCCGCCCATCTGGGACAACATCCCCCCTGAACTGAAGAAGCAGACACGCTGGGTGAACTGGCGTGAGAAGGTCAAGAAGCACGGCAAGCGCGCCAAGGTGCCAGTGAAGATGAACGGTGCGATGGCCAGCACTCGCCGGCCCAGGGACTGGACCACATTCGACAAGGCGAAGCAGCACTACGAGGATGACCCGAGCCTGTCTGGCGTGGGTTTCGTCCTGACCGGTGCCAAGGCGGCGATCAGCATCATCGACCTGGACGACTGCTACAACCCGATCGATGGCCCTGACGACTGGGCCATGGAGATCATCAAGCGCGCCGACAGCTACACCGAGATCTCGCCGTCCGAGCGTGGTCTGCGGATCATCCTGTTCAATGATCTGGGTGCGTTCATTAATAATGAACAAGGCCTGGAAGTGTACACGCAGGACAGCACGCGCTACCTGACCATCACTGGCCACACCCTGGACAACCACCGCGAGATCAAGCGGCACGGGCACGACAAGTTCGCGCGCTACCTTGACCGGTACAGGCCGCCACCCAGGGAGACGCGCGATGCGGTTGGCAATCCTGTGCGAGACACGCCCGAGTCGATCGAGCGGATCCTGGAGGAGCTGGTCGAGCGTGACTCGGAGCTTGAGCACTACGAGCCATGGTTGCACCTGGGCATGGCCCTGCATCATCAGTTCGATGGTGCGTGGGAGGGCATGGAGATGTGGGACCGCGTGAGCCAGCCGCTGGGTGGCTACGACGCGGCCGAGTTCGAGCCTAAATGGGACAGCTTCAGCATGCGAGGCAGTGGCGCACTGACTCTGCGTACCATCTTCGACCGGGCCAAGGACCACGGCATCAACATCAGGGGCACCATGGCCGCGGCATCAGCTGACGATTTCCCTGACCTGGATGACGACGGCAACGAGGTCGCCGCGGATCATGAGCAGGTGATGGCTGAGGTCGTTGCGGATCATGAAGAGGTGATGGATGAGCCACAAGCGAAGCCGTGGAGGACTCTCGGCCAGCTGGCTGCGACCAAGCCGCCTAAGCAGCTGGTGGAGGATCTCATCGCCCGCCGGCAGATCTCCCAGGTGTCCGGGCCGCCAGGGGCTGGCAAGACATTCGTCGTGATGGAGCTGTGCAGGGCCATCTGTACAGGGTCTGAGATCTTCGGCATGCGCACGGTGCCTGGGCCGGTGCTGTATCTGGCATACGAGGGTGTGAGTGCCATGGAGAGCCGCGTCAGGGCCTGGGAGGCGAGGGGTGAGACCCTGCCATCCAATCTGTACGTGATCGATGATGCGCCGGCACTGAGCGAGCCGAAGTCCTGGATGCAGTGGTTGCAGCCTATCTTCAAGGAGCTGAAGCCTGTGATGGTGGTGATCGATACGCTGGCCCAGGCGCTGCCAGGGATGAGCACCAACGACGAGGAGAAGGTGGGCGCGGTGCAGCGGTCTCTGCGCAATCTCGTGAAGCAGACGAGCTGCCATGTGCTGACTGTGCATCACCCACCGAAAGGTGGCGCTGCGACCGGCCAGAAGTCGCGCGGCTCGGGCATCATCGAAGGTGACCTGGACACTCAGATCTGGGTGACGTCAGGAGAGGGCAAGGCGCATACCTGGGAGGTGTCCAAACAGCGTGGCCTGGGTAGCCTGGGCAAGGAAGCGCAGTTTGTGATCCGCACCATCCAGACAGGCATGGAGACCGACTTCGGGCCGGAGCGTGCCGCCTACCTCAGCGTCGAGGTGCAGGACGAGGACCGCTACTCGCCCGAGCTGATGGAGCTGCAGCGGATGGTGCAGGATGCCATCCAGGTGCATGGCGGCGGCACGATCGACAAGAAGTCGTACAACACCGTCATCGCGAAATGGCTGGCCAACGAGTACCCAGGCATCTCAAAGGATATGGCGAGCCAGCGCAGAGCCCAGGCCAAGGCGCATTTGATGCACTCGTTCGAGGTCGACGTGAACGGCTCAAATCAGGTGCAATCGGTCAGCCTGCGGTGATTATGGTGAGTTTTGGTGAGTTTCAGGGGACTAAGCATGCAAGCCATTGATATGCAAGGGGAAACTGGTCACAGGTCTCTTGGTGGTGAGCTGAGCGCTGAAATGGTGATGAGTCTCTTTAGAGACATCACCATATTCACTCACCATATGCTTAGCCCTGGTAGGCCATGGACAGTGAGCACTGAGAGCCCTGGAAGCAGCAGGCCAAGAGACCTGGAAGCACAGGAAACAGTAGGCCAATCAATAGGTTACGAGGCGCCCCGCCCTGGCTGGCCTGGACTCTTGGGACGTAAGTCATTGATTTCATTGGATTCACGCGGCGGGACTCCCGCTGTGAGGATCGACCCCCGGGGTTCCGGCCCTTCGCGCCAGGGGAGGACCCACCCCCAACCGCAAAAATAAAAAAAAATCCCCAGAGAGACCCGGTGCTCTTTTTGCACCTACACAACCAACGAGGTAAGCCATGACTGACAAGTACGACGACGAGACCCTTGTGGGCCTGCAGACAGCCGGAGACCATCTACACTCGCGAATCCTGAACGGCCACATGGCCCAGGCGGTCGAGATCCATGATCAGGCGTCGGCACTGCTCGCCCTGAACCACAAGCTCGCAGAGACCGGGTGCATTTCGGACTCCGCGCAGATCGACTACTACGAGGCCCTGCATCTCGCGGCCGGCATGGTCGGGAGGGTGAGCTGATGGCCATGACGCACGAGGATCACGAGGGTGAAAATACTGCACCCATCGAAACCGCGCGGGTTGTGCCGGAGCAGATCGAGGAACGCCTCGTCGCCCTGGTCGACTGGGCTCGCGAGTTCCTGGCCACCGAGGTCGAGGGCCAGTACACCTCTGACGCGGCACTGCAGCTCGCCCTGGCCGTTTTCATGTGCGAGCAGAGTTCCACCACCTACACCAAGCCGGGAGACTACCTACCGTGATCACACACGACGAAGCTGCCAGACTGGCACAAGAGGTCTGCATCGTAGCCGACCAACTCAGGGCTGCGTACTCAGGCCTGAACCACAAGGACGCCGCCAGCATCGCGGCAGTGTTGGTTCAGATCCACCACCGGGATCAGTGCGGAGCGAGGACCGTCCGCGAGACCCACCACCCTGCGAGGTTACCGGAATGATCCTACTCACACTTCACGACGGCTCCCAGTGTCTGATCAACCCCCAGTACATGATCGGCTGCCACGTCAACAGGAACGGCAAGACCATGATCACCATGGTCGAGGAGAACTCGTACGAGGTCCTGGAGAGCCCCTTGGACATCTACGACCAGGACCAGGGCGTCGTCGGCGTCGCCGGAGAGGACGAGAGCTGCGAGACCTGCGCCTGGGACGGGAGCGACTCGCCAGACCGGCCCTGCTTCTACTGCAGCCACATGGACGAGGAACACCAGGACTCACACTGGGAGGAGCGCGAAGATGAACCCGAGACGGCAGAAACTGATGGAGAGATGGCGCGAGTCTCTGGCGTCCCATACCCCGTTGCAGTGGCCTCGATCAACAGAACAGGAGCAAAACTCGATGACTGACGAACTACCCGGGGGCTCCACGCCCTCACAGTACGCACTGCCGGACGGTGCAGCTGAGCTGCAGGACCTGATCGAATACCGGGACATGAACTTCGCCCTGGGCAACATCTTCAAGGCCGTCTACCGCATGGGATCCTGCAGCCACTCGAACGCGGCCAGGGACCTGCGCAAGATCATCTGGTTCGCCAACCGCGAGCTGGCGCGCCATGAGATCGCACAGCGCGAGGAAGAGATCAAGAGCCGGCAGCAGGAGATGTTCGAGGACTTCCACCGGGGCATCGTTGATCCGAACGACCACCGTGACGTGGGCCCGAGCGAGTTCTACAAGGGCGTGCAGTACCCGTGGCCTGTAGCACCGGAGACGGACTGATGTGCTCGCCTATGCCACACTTTCCACCCCCGCCAGGGGGCTACCCTCGCGGGCCCAAGCCATGGACGCTCTGGCAGCGGTTCCTGAACTGGCTGCTGAAGAGGCTCGACCGGCTATGATCATACCCATGAGCCAGGACCTCGGCATCGGGCTGCTGCAGACAGCAGCTTGGTGCTGGGTCATCCGGCTCCTGGTCATGCGGATGGAGAACCCATACGATGACGACGACTTCGATTAAATCACCATGCAGTGTCACCGACTGTCTCATGAACGACGACTGGGGGCACTGCGAAACATGCGGGAGAACACGCGATGACATCGCCAACTGGATCAACCTGGGGCCTAAAGAGCGTGGTGCTCGGGCTCGCGCTGCTAAGCAGCGGCTGCACGACCGTCGTCGTTACCAATCCGGTGGTGAACTTTGATGTCCATGTGGCCCCGCTTCCGATTCCCCCCTATCAACCTATGGAACGCCCCTCCGAGCCCGGAGACGCTCCACTCATTCTACTACCAGAGGAACTGCATTGATGCTACCGACTCAATACCAAGAATTCATCGCTCTCAGCCGCTACGCACGGTGGATGCCAGAGGACGTACGACGGGAGAACTGGCGAGAGACGGTGCGCCGCTACGTGTACTACTGGCTCGAAAAGGGATACATCTCCCAGGCTGAGGCAGACGAACTCGAAGAGGCCATCTACAACCTGTGGGTCATGCCGTCCATGCGCGCGCTGATGACTGCCGGCGAAGCTCTCGACCGCGACAACGTGGCCGGCTTCAACTGTTCGTACTCGGCCGTCGAGGGAGGCGGGGAGTCCCTGGCTGTGCTGACCGAAGAGATGCGCGAGCTGGGCATGACCGAGCCAGTGACCATCCACGTAAGCCACCCGGTCGACTTCGACGAGATCATGTACGTGCTGCTGTGCGGTACCGGCGTCGGCTTCTCGGTCGAGCGACAGTTCACCAACCAGCTGCCGATCATCGGCCACAAGACGCCGCGGTCGATCTACGCACGCAACCAGGAGAACTACCCTGGCGTGGAGAAGGACGAGCTGAGCACGTTCTCTCGCAAGACCAACACCGTCTACGTGGCGGACAGCAAGTACGGCTGGGCGAGCGCGCTCAGGATAATGATCGTGGAGTTGTACAATGGCAACTTTGATGTCCAGTGGGACGTATCCAAGGTGCGACCGAAGGGTTCTCCTCTCAAGACTTTCGGAGGGCGTGCATCAGGTCCTGAACCGCTCGTGGAGCTGTTCGAGTTTATGGGACCACTGTTCAAAGAGGCCGAAGGTCGTCGCCTCAATTCCATCGAGTGTCACGATCTCGTGTGTAAGATCGCGGACATCGTAGTCGTGGGCGGTGTGCGGCGTTCTGCGCTGATCTCACTGTCGAACCTGAGCGACCAGCGCATGGCAAAGGCCAAGTCCGGCAACTGGTGGGAGACCGAGCCGCAGCGTGCGCTGGCCAACAACAGCATCGCATTCACCGAGACCCCGGACGTGGGCTCCTGGATGCGCGAGTGGAGCAACATCTATGAATCTTTCAGTGGAGAGCGTGGCACGTTTAGTCGTCCAGCTGCTCAGAGAACTGCCGCAAGGAACGGTCGTCGAGATCCCAACCAGGATTTCGGAACGAATCCTTGTTCAGAGATCATCCTGCGTTCCAAACAGTTTTGTAATCTCTCGGAAGTCGTGGTTCGGGCTGATGACGACTACGGGTCACTTCGGGACAAGGTTCGGATTGCAACGATTCTTGGAACGCTACAGGCGACCCTCACCGACTTCAAATACCTGCGGCCGATCTGGAAGAAGAACACCGAGGAGGAGGCTCTTCTCGGGGTGTCGCTCACAGGGATCATGGACAATCCGTATCTGTCGGGACAGAAGCCGACCGACCTGCAACGATGGCTTGAGGAGCTGAGAGACTATGCGATCGCGATCAACAAGAAATGGGCGAAGAAACTCGGCATCAACCAATCGGCAGCGATTACGTGCGTCAAGCCGTCCGGCACGGTGTCGCAGCTGGTGGATGCTTCGTCTGGTATCCATCCTCGACACAATCCGTACTACATCAGGACTGTCAGGGCGGACGCAAAAGATCCGCTCACCCGCTACATGCAGGACGCGGGATTCCCATGGGAGTGGGCGATCGGCAAGGAGGGGAACACGGTCGTATTCTCGTTTCCTGTCAAGTCGCCAGAGAATGCCGTATTCCGTATGGATCGCTCTGCGATAGAGCAGCTGGAGCACTGGCTGCTGTACGCGCGTCACTGGTGTGAGCACAAGCCCTCGATCACGGTCTACGTCAAGGACCACGAGTGGCCGGAGGTTGGCGCCTGGATGTGGGAGCACTTCGAGGAGGTGAGCGGTGTGTCTGTTCTGCCGTTCGACGGTGGCACCTACCAGCAGGCACCGTATCAGGACTGCACCAAGGAGGAGTACGAGATTGCCCTGGCCAAGATGCCGACAGACGTCGACTGGTCCAAGCTGGGCGCGTACGAGACTGAGGACCGCACGACCAGCAGCCAGACGATGGCCTGCGTCGGTGGTGCGTGTGAGATCGTGGACGTGGAGGGATAAGATGGCACTGTCACGTAGGCGGTTTCAGACCGCAGAGCTGATGCAGAAGGCTGTGGACGAGTATTTCCTGCAGCTTGAGTACGACCTGAAGACGGGAGAGGAGAAGGAGAACCCGAAGCCGCCTACGATGACAGGTCTCGCACGCTACCTTGGGTTCTCGAAGGTGGAGAGCTTGCGCAACTACGAGAACTACCCGGACCAGGACTTCCAGTGGGTGATCAACGACGCGCGTATGCGGGTCATGGAGGCGTACGAGGAGAAGCTGCACACCAACTCCTCGGCCGGCGCCAAGTTCGCGTTGAGCAACATGGACCGTGACGGCTGGAAGGATCGCAGCGAGCAGGTGGTCGACGTCACCAACAGGCTGGAGACCAAGGAAGACAAGAAGACGGCCATGGCCAAGATCCGCGCGCAGAAGGAGGCGCGCATTGGCCAGACGATCGAACTGGAGAAAGAGCCCGACAAGGAGAACTCATGGATCTGATTCAGAAGCTGGCGATCGCGGAGAAGGCGATCGAGGCAGGACACGACGCTCGCTTGTTCGACATCGTCCACGACATCATCAACACCCACTACGACGAGCTGAACGCGGAAGAGATCGCGATCCTGCTAGACATGACTGGTGTGGGCCATGAGATCTGGGACCCGTTCCCAGGTCCCCAGGTCCAGGCCCTGGAGTGCAAGGCCGATGAGCTGTTCTACGGCGGTGCGGCCGGCGGTGGCAAGTCGGACCTGCTCATCGGGCTGTCACTGACCCGGCACGTCCACACGATCATCTACCGGCGTGAGGCGACGCAGCTGGTTGGCA